ACCCATGATAGGCTCCTATGTTACTGGCTTAAATGCCTGGGGTGGCCTGTGGCCACTACCAACAGAAGACCGGGGGGGTAGGTTTATTATTATCAGGTACCTTCATAGTGTAGAGGTGTTATAGAACACCTCCATCATAAAAATCCCTATGAAAAATATGATCAAAAATATCCTATAAAGGAACATATAGAGAACATATAAACTACATACCTTAGCAGTCTTAGAAGTTAACGACGCATAAATTCTGAGTGAAACGAAGAATTTATAAGGAAGTTAACGTATAAGACTGCGTAAGAATAATATAATACAACAAGACTCTCTTGCTTACTTAAGACTATCTATGTACTAAGTATAATCCCCTTTAAATACATAGTTGACCCATAGGACATAAAAGACTCTAAAGACTGAAACGTCTGTAGATGAGGTTCAGTAATGGCTCCTAAGTCACACCATACCAAAGCAAACCAAGTGTATGCTAACTCCGTTCCTGGAGGGTATAACCAAGATCTAACTATAGATGAGATCTCAACTGCTTTGCCTCCTCACTTGAAGTCTTTTGCGACTCAAGAGCTGACGGACAAGGTGAACCAGATGGTGGGAGATCCTGACATTGCTGAGCAGATTAGGAACAACTTTGTAACCTATACCAAGGTGCTGACCGAGGGTCGGTTTAAGATGGAAGATTACCTGAATGCGATAGCTTACGTGAGCTACAAGCTGATGGGTCATTCCAATCAAGATGCCTATGCTCTGACCTTTCCTAAGAGGCAGACTGCCTTGGTTGCAAGGGGAGCTACTCAGAAAGATATCTCTGCATACGTCTCGATCTACAGCAGGGGTAAGCTGGTAAATATGATCATGGAGCAGACCTTGGTTCCTTCATGGATCTTGAACCAACACATGTATCAGGATGCTCTCAATAAGCAGGCTTATCTCATGGCTCATGCCAACAGTGAGAAGGTCCAGACTGAGGCTGCAAACTCTCTACTGACCCATTTGAAGCGGCCTGAGACCAAGCAGGTAGAGCTCAATATTGGGATGCAAGATACCGATGGCATGTCTGAGTTGAAGGACATGCTGTCATCTTTGGCTGAGACCCAACGAGATCTGATTGGGAAGGGTGTGAAGACCCAGAGGGTTGCGCATCAAGGGTTTGGTAAGGCGATCGATATTACTCCAATTGAAGCTGAAGAGGTGAAGAAATGAAGACTGATGTAACTGCAAAAGACTTCAATCCATCCAATAATGAGCTGGTTGATGCGATCAAAGGTAAGGCCAATGAGCTTGCTGCCGTGATTGAGAAGTTGCCTAACGGCCGGCGTAAAAGCATTGCTCTGACCCATCTTGAGACAGCCAGTATGTTTGCTGTGAAAGCTATCTTTTACACAGATGATAACGAGCAAACTGGGGCGTGAATATGAGCGTCGAAAGCCCTATCAGTAGAGATCGGAATGGTACGCTGGATACGGCGGATCAGATGTTCATTCCTTTGAGCACTGTGAACATCATCCAGCAACGAGATACTGAACATGGGCCTGTGCTGTGTGAAGATACTTACAGGGCAGATGAGAAGACGATGCTCTCAGGCCAAGAGGGTGTGAAGTTTGATTCCGATAAGACCAGAATGGAGCTCATACCCCCTGAACTTATGGAAGGGGTAGGGGCAGTTCTAACCTTTGGAGCCAATAAGTATGCCGATCGGAATTGGGAAAAAGGCATGCACTGGTCCCGTCCTTTTGGGGCTCTCATGCGGCATATGTGGGCTTGGTGGAAAGGGGAGAAAGCAGACCCCGAAACAGGCATGTCCCACCTATGGCACGCAGGGTGCTGCATTGCTTTTCTGATTGCATACGAGGCCCGTAACTCAGGCACGGATGATAGGTTTAAAGGGTAACTCATGGCTCAGTCTTCCAGTGTAGATCCAGTCTTTGAAGCAGAACTGCATTCTTCTGATGTAGAAGCTGATGCTCTACATGAGCTGATCCTATCTAAAGGATTGAAGAAGCAGACTGTAGATGACTGGCTCAACACGGTAGACTACGCCAATCTGAACTCAGGGCATTATATGCCGAGTGCCTTTGCACTGAAGTTCATGAACTTTATCAAGTTGGTTAATGGTTCAGAAGGTGAGCAGAACCTTACGCCAGTAGTCCATCTTGCTATGCTGGATCAGATTGCTGGAGAGAACAAACGAATTGCTAATCTCTGTGCTAGAGGCTTGGCTAAGACAACACTGATGTTTGAATATCTGGTTCTGTTCATTGCAGTCTTTGGAGAGATCGAAGGCTTTGGTGAGATCAGTGGTATGATCTATGTTTCTGACTCTATGGACAACGGTGTGAAGTCTGCCCGTAAGAACATCGAGTTCAGATATTATAACTCTGATTTCCTACAGAAGTGGCTGCCAGAAGCTAAGTTTACAGACAACTATCTGGAGTTTGTGAATGAGAATGGTCACCGTCTTGGGGTGAAGATGTTCGGTGCCAAGACAGGCCTTCGGGGAACCAAGATCTTTGGCAAACGTCCTGTGCTGGCTGTGCTTGATGATCTGGTGTCAGATGACGATGCCAAGTCCAAGGTGGCCATGGAGGCTATCAAAGACACTGTCTACAAAGGTGTGGACTACGCACTGGATCCGCAGCGTCGAAAGATCGTGTTTAACGGCACGCCCTTCAACAAAAACGACATCCTGTATGAGGCTGTTGAATCAGGGGGATGGCACGTAAACGTCTACCCCGTCTGTGAGAAATTCCCCTGCACCAAAGAAGAATTTAAGGGAGCCTGGGAAGACAGGTTCACCTATGAGTTTGTCCTGGATCAATATGAGACGGCTCTGGCTACGGGTAAGATCTCAGCGTTCATGCAGGAACTTATGCTACGTATCACCTCTGAAGAGGAACGCCTGGTACAAGATAGCGAGCTTCGGTGGTACTCACGGAAGAACCTGATGGAGAACCGTGGGAAGTTTAACTTCTACATCACCACAGACTTTGCCACACGAGCCAAGCAATCTGCTGACTTCTCGGTGATCTCAGTCTGGGCACACAATCACAATGGTGACTGGTTCTGGGTGGATGGCTATCTGGAGAAGGATACCATGGACAAGAATCTGAACGGTCTGTTCAGGCTGGCTTCTCAGTACAAGCCTCAGTCTGTCGGGGTAGAGATCTCAGGGCAGCAGGGGGCATTCATCAACTGGATCCAGAACGAGATGATGAACCGGAATATCTGGTTCAATCTGACGCCTGGGAAAAACGGAGAGCCAGGGATCAGACCTGAGACTGACAAGCTGTCTCGGTTCAATCTGGTTGTTCCATGGTTCAAAGCAGGGAAGATATTTTTCCCTGTCGAAATGAAATCATCCAAGATCATGGGTGAGTTCATACAAGAAATCACAATGGCTACAGGCACAGGCTTCAAAAGCAAACACGATGATTGCATAGACACAATCTCCATGTTGCCGTATCTTAAGGCTTGGAAACCAAGTGAAGAAGCCATCACCGAATACGACGATCGTACAGACCGTTGGCATTTTGATGACGATTCCATGGACACAGAATCCTCATTCTCATCTTACATCGTCTGAGCACAGGAGCGTGTCATGAAACTTGGTGAACTCTACGAAGCATTGTCATATGGCGAGCTGAACAATCTATCTATTGGTTTGGAAGGGTCAGGGGACATTGCAGAATACGATCGTCCCAGGATCATCTCATACACCAACAGAGCCCTTACCAGGATCTATGGAAGGTTCTCTCATAAGCTTGATTATGTAAATGTTACCCTCCAAGAGGGGATCCAGCGTTACTGGCTCAATCCTGTTCATGCTGTGTCAAATGTCGATGTGGGCAACTTGGCTGTACGCTACATCACGGACACCGTTGAAGAGCCATTCACTGGCGGTCTCCTCAAGGTACGTGGCGTGCGTAACGAAACTGAGGACTATGAACGGTTCAGGGAAATCAACATCAACGATCTATCATGCCCTAGCGGTGTGATGATGTTGAACTATGATCTGATGTTCATCAAAGAGCCAATTGCTGATGTGGTTCTCACTGTTGAGTATTTGAAAAAACACGACACCATTTCTGCAGATGCATCCGAAGACACGGAGATCTCGATCCACCCCTTCTTGGAAGAAGCTTTGGTGTTTCATGTGGCAGCCCGAGTGATCTCCAGCATTGGCGGCGAAGAGAACACTATGCAAGGCCAGAGGCTGTTTGGTGAGTATGAGCGTGTCTGTCAGATCGCTGAAGCAGAAGACATGATGCAGCGGTCTTATCAAGATTCAAATGAGAAACTGGAAATCCGAGGCTTTATCTAATGGCAGTACTTGATCTTCAGGCTTGGGCTGATGCCACAGAAGCCGTCCGTTTGCCTCAGATCGAGGCAGACATCACAGCTTTGGATGTGTTGCTGACACAGACAAGCCAGACAATCACAGACACGTTAGATGCGCATTCTTTTAGGATTGATGAAGCTCAGGTTGATGCTGACGCCGGCAAAGCAAGTGCGGCCGTAGCTCTCAGCAACATCTATCAAACAGGTATAGACGCTACCACCTACACTGATGAAGAGATTCAGAAGCTCAAAGATTGGTATCAAGCTAAGTTAGATTTGCTTCAGACAAGCATTGAAGGAAATCTCACGACGCTTTTGAATGCAAATATCAACAGCGTGATACCAAACTTTACAGCAGAACACGTTCTACGTTTGGCTGAAATTGAAGCTATCAAAACGTACATTGATGGGCAGACTACAGACCTGAACCAAGCCATATTTGACATGATCAACGTGGTTCTCCCTGGGTTCTTTGGACAGATTGAAGGCATTGAGGATGCTCAAAACCTTCTTGATATATCTATCAACGATCTGCTTGCAGGGTACACCTATGGCTCTCTTCAAGAAGGCATAGATGACTTTAGAGACAAAGCTCAAAAAGACCTCGTGCCGCTTACTGGCTCAAGCTTACACGTACCACGATCCCTCTGGGGTAAGGATCTAGAGCTTTCCTCTGCTACACTCGCTAAATCAACTTTGGGCAACTACGGTACATTTGTCGTAGCTGACGCTGATTTTGGTGAAGCTTTTGAATTTGCAGATGGGACAAATACTAACTTGGGTCCAGCACAGCCGATCGAGTTTGATCCTGAGCGTGTGTACAAGATCCAGGTTAAGTTCAAAGCTATTGATGATGGCACAGGCAACGGATGCCGTGTCAGAATTGGTGCAGTGGCTCAAACCGGAACCACATTAGACGCAAACGAAGAAGTGTCTCCTACCATTGATTATGTAACTATCAATCAAGGCGTACGTACATTGAATGTGTACGTCTCTGCCAACACAGTAAAGATGGATGATTACGGTTTGGTAGTATCTGAAAGGATAGACCTGACTGCACCAACATCAAACAAGCTGTATCTGTACATCAGGCAAAACTATTTTGGCAGCACTTCAGGACGTCTGTCTATTGGTAGTATTGAAATCCTTGATGTTACAGAGACCTTTGATGGTGTGAATGCAGTACGGACTTTCTTAACAAATGAAGTCGATGGCGTGTACGCGCATCTAGACGTGACGTACAGAACTATGGTCGATGAAGACATCGCCATTGCACAAGCTGTAACTGATTTGAAAACAACCATGGAAGACCCAAATGGCAGCTCTATAGGTGCAACCTTAAACCAAAATTACTACACACAGACAGAGTCTGATGCTGCCATATCCGCACAGGTAAATGTTCTCAAAGCACAGATAGAGGATCCAAATGGTAGCTCTATTGGGGCATTGCTGCTGACGGACTACAGGACAACTGTGGATGCTGACTCAGCTGTGGCAACTCAGCTGAATGTACTAAAAGCCCAGATGGAAGACCCGAATGGTACGTCTGTTGGGTCTACGATCGCATCTGTATCTACAGTAGCAACAAACGCTAACAATTTAGCTAACACAGCGAACAACACTGCAGCTACAGCAGCAAGTGTAAGCAACTCAATTAACTCAAATTTTGGTGGACAAGGAGCAAGCGCAAGCTCGTTTGCCTCAACCATGATTACGCTCGATGGAAAGGTAAATTCTGGATATTGGCTCAAAGCGACTGCTAACAATGTCACTGCAGGGCTTCAGCTATACTCCAATGGGTCAACCAGTACCATTAATTTGGATGCCGATAACATACTGATAAATGGGACAGTAGTTACTGGATTGTTAGAAAATAATGCCGCTACTGTTCCAGAAGCTGACAGCAAAGTAGATCCTACTCTGTATGGAAATGGAAATTTTGTAACTGCTAATACTAAAGACATAACTATGAGTGTTTCAGGAAAAGTCATGATTGTTTGGTCTGGCGCACAAGGATATAATAATGATTACGAATGGGATGTATATTTAGCAATAAATGGAGCAACATGCATTGGCTCTAACAGAGGCGGAACTGCGACAATCGACGCACCAGGAACTTCTTGGGCAGGTACTTTGAGCGCAGGTACTCATACAATTAAGGCAATGTGGAAGGGAGAAGGTAACGGTCTGGACAATAGTTCTCTTGAACTTTCATCTAGAACGCTAGCAATTTTTGGAGCAAAAAAATGAGTGCATACGTAACTTACCTTAAAGAAACTGGCATGGTTATTGGTAACGGTAGTACCTCTCATCCAGAAAAACTACACGAAGAACAGGATGATGAGTTCGGGCATCTACTTGTTGAAACTTTACCAACAGAACCAACAAAAGTTGTTGATGGTGTTTTGGTTTTGGCAGAACCTGCAGATTACATACAAATCACTGAACAAGCTGCTAAATCCAAAATTCGAAATAAAGTCTGGTCAGAGCTGAAACAAACAGACTGGACTCAATACAAAGATACCCCAGTCGATAAATTAGTGTGGGCAAAATATCGACAGGCTTTGAGAGAAATTGATGTAAACGTAGGAGAGATCTCTAGCATTGTTATGCCTGAGCGCCCTTCTAACGATACATTACAAAACCAAAGACTACAGGCGATAGGTAAAATTAATACTTTGATCGGCGTGAAAAGAACTGAGTATGCTACAGATATTCCATTTCAAGATGAAATTTATGCAGAGAAAAAAATCGAAGCTGTAAGTTATCTGTCTCAAACATCAGAACCTACAAGTTTGACAAATTACCCTTGGATTGCAGACGCTGTAGGTATTGATGGCTCGACTCCTCTTGAAGTTGCGCAGCTTTGGGCTGGACTTCAATCCGAATGGATTTTGTTAGCACGAGCGACAGAAAAGCTACGGAGACAAGCAATTGTGTCTGTAGAAGAAAGCTCAACAAGCAACGAGATAAAGGCAGTGATAAATCTTTTAAAATCAGCACTGCGGGAAAATTACTAAAGCACAGAAAGCTAACGCACACTGGCCCTAAAGAAGATACTTTTCGTTTAACATGTTTCTGTGTTAGAGTACACCAAAGCACGTCACACCATGTCACACCCCTGCTTTGACTTCCCCTCAAAATGATAAAGTAGAAGGTACAACATGGTAGATTTTTGTACAGTTACTGGTTCGATCACTGATGTTTTTGTCAACGCTTTAGGTGAAGTAACAGTAGAGTTTGAAACAACAAAAGACTCCCTGTCTCGTTGGGGCAATACTGTTGTATCGAGTCAACGTAAACGGCTAAAAACAGCCGAAGATGGTACGCTAAGTGTCACGCTGATACCTGGAGAATACCTCCTTTCTTTCATTACAAATGCCCGCACCAAAGATGAAGTTATCATCACAGTGCCCGATGCAGCAGATGCTATCCTGGCTCAGCTTATTGCAGCCCCTCCTCCAGAAGATTTAGATGCAGCCGCACTGGCAGTATTAGATGCTCAGAGCGCTAGAGACGAAGCAAATACCAGTGCTGTTAGTGCAGCTGCCAGCGCAACTGACGCTTCCGTAAGTAAAACGGATGCAGAAACAGCCGCAACCACTGCAGCCAATCAGGCTACAATTTCAACAGATCAAGCCGTTATATCTACAACTGCAGCTACAGATGCGCAGACTGCACAATCTGCTGCAGAGCTCGCTAAGACTGATGCGGAGACAGCTCAGATAGCTGCAGAGGCGGCACAGACGGCAGCAGAGCTGGCCGAAACTAACTCTGCTTCTTCAGAGACAAGTGCTGCTACCGATGCAGACACAGCCACTACACAAGCGGACGTATCAACTACACAGGCAGGGATAGCTACCACCCAAGCTGGTATTGCAACGACCGCTGCAAATGCTGCAGGCGTCTCTGAAACAAACGCTCTTGGGTCGGCTAACTCTGCCAGCACAAGCGCAGGAACCGCAACTACCCAAGCCGGTATCGCCACTACTCAGGCCGCAAATGCAAGCGCAAGTGAAGCCGCGTCTGCGACATCAGCAGCGAACGCCGCAACAAGTGCTACAGCTTCTGCTGGATCTGCTACTGCGGCTTCCACATCAGAATCCAATGCTGCGACGAGTGCTTCAACTGCAACCACTAAGGCCTCAGAAGCCAGCACTTCAGCAGGTTTAGCAGCCACAGCAAAAACAGCTGCAGAGACAGCACAAGCCGCTGCAGAATTGGCTGAGACTAACGCAGCAGCGGATGCGGCTCAAACCTCCAGTGATTTGGCTGCTGTAGCGGCGATCTTTGATACTTTTGATGACCGGTACTTAGGTCCAAAAGCGACAGCCCCTATTGTAGACAATGATGGTGATCCGCTTCTGGTGGGCGCTGTTTATTGGAACACAACAAACAATAAGACTCAGTTCTGGAATGGCGCTGCTTGGGAAGACAGTGAAGCGGCGGCGGCTGCTTCTGCACAAGCGGCCAGTGACGCACAGGTTGCAGCCGAAACAGCTCAATCGGCTGCTGAAGCTGCTCAGACAAGTGCCACTGCTTCTGCAAACTCAGCCACAACTTCTGCATCAAACGCCTCCACAAGTGAGACAAATGCTGCATCGAGCGAGACAGCTGCAGCAACTTCTGCTTCTACAGCCACCACACAAGCCAGCGCTGCAGGAACTTCTGCAACCAATGCTCTTGCCAGTGAGACGGCAGCAGGAGCAAGCGAAACAGCTGCTTCCGGTTCAGCCACTTCAGCTGGATCCTCTGCCACGGCCGCATCTAATTCAGCAACTGCTGCTGCAGGGTCTGCCACAGATGCTGGAACATCAGAAACAAACGCTGCTGCTTCCGAGACGGCTGCTGCGGGATCTGAAGTGAGTGCTGCAGCAGACGCAGCTACAGCAACTACTCAAGCAGGCATCGCAACAACGGCAGCTACAGCCGCTGGAGTCAGTGAAACTAATGCTGCAGCCAGTGAAGCAAGTGCTTCAACGGATGCCGGTACTGCGACAACACAAGCTGGTGTAGCAACCACCCAAGCAGGACTGGCAACCACAGCTAAAACAGATGCGGAAACTGCAGAGATCAATGCTGAAGCAGCACAAGCAGCTGCAGAGACTGCAGAAACAAATACAATCATTGCAAAAGACGCAGCAGTTGCTGCTCAAGCCGGAGCGGTTACTGCACAAGGTGCGGCCGAGACAGCCCAGACTGGATCTGAAACCGCAGAAACAAATGCTGTTGCAGCTCAAGTGGCAGCCGAGACAGCAGAGACAGGAGCCGTTGCTGCAAAGACTTCTGCAGAGACCGCAGAAACAGGCTCGGTAGCTGCTAAGGATCTTTCTGAAGCAGCTCAGGCTGCAGCGGACACCGCAAAGACAGACGCCGAAGCAGCTGAAATTGTAGCCTCCGCAGCAGCTGTAACTGCAGAAGGACATAAAACGGCTGCTGAAGCCGCGCAAACAGCCGCCGAATTGGCAGAAACAAATACAGCAGCAAGTGAAGCTGAAGTTGCGGCAGACGCAGCAACAGCTACGACCCAAGCGGGCATTGCAACGACTGCGGCTAACGCTGCATCCACATCGGAAACAAACGCTCTGGGGTATGCTAATGCTGCATCGACATCGGCAACCACTGCTTCTGGACATGCGGCTACAACAACATCTGATTTAGCTTCAGTAGCTGCTCTATTTGACAGCTTTGATGATCGGTACCTTGGTTCGAAAACGAGCGACCCAACAACCGACAACGACGGAGACCCCCTCACTGTCGGTGTGTTCTATTGGAATTCTACTTCTTCCTCTCTTCGTTTCTATAATGGAGCAGCCTTTGAGGATCCTGAAGCAAGCACTGCTACAAACGCTGCTGCTGCACAGGCAGCTAAAGACTTGGCCGAAGCTGCTAAGACTGCGGCAGAGACAGCCGAGACAAACGCACAGACGGCTGAGACCAATGCGCAAAGCTCAGAGTCGGCCGCATCTTCATTTGCTTCGACCGCTACAACACAGGCAGGTATTGCAACAACTGCTGCAGGTAACGCTGGAACATCAGAGACCAATGCAGAGACGGCCAAAGTAGCAGCTGAGGCTGCAAAAACAGCCGCAGAACTTGCAGAAACAAATGCTGAAACAGCCGAGGTCAGCACTATTGCTGCTCGAGATGATTTTTTCACTCGGTACATTGGACAGTATGTTAATAACGCAGCTGCTGAAGCTTCAGGATATACGATCTCTGAAGGGATCTTTTATTGGAACTCCACCAATAAAGGTTTGCTGATTCATGATGGTACGAACTGGAACCAAGCAGTCTTGGAAGCTGGTGACGCCCTAGTACCTGCAAACAACTTGTCTGATCTTGTCAATGCGGTTACTGCCCGAACAAATCTTGGGCTTGGTTCAGCAGCTACAACGGCTTCCACTGATTATGCCACAGCTGCACAAGGAGCTACGGCAGATACAGCCGTACAGCCAGCAGCCATTGCAAACGCTACAAATTGGGACACCGCTTTCAGCTGGGGTGATCACTCACTGGTGGGGTATCTGACTACTGTTTCGTGGGCAGCCCTGACAGGTAAACCCACAACATTTACCCCCTCTGCTCATACACATACTAAGGCTGAAATTACAGACTTTAGCGATGGCGATTACGCTACGGCCGCTCAGGGAACCAAAGCAGACACTGCGCACAGCTGGGGAGACCATGCTCTTGCTGGATATGTAACAAGCGTAAATGGTGGTGCCGCTGCTACAGCAGATGCACTCACGACACCAAGAACAATCTCCTTGGGTGGAGATGTCACTGGTTCAGTAGCTTTCGATGGCTCTGCTAATGTCACAATCACCGCAGCTATTGCAGATGACAGCCACGCACATGTCATCGGTAATGTTGACGGATTGCAAACTGCTCTTGATGGCAAAGCCACAACAGCTCAAGGAGCCAAGGCAGATACTGCGCTTCAGCCGGCCGACATTGGGGTTTCAGTTCAAGGCTACAGCGCTGTTCTTGCTGGATCGACAGCTTCGTTTACTACCGCAGATGAAACCAAATTGGACGGTATCGAGACAGGTGCAACAGCAGACCAGACCGGTGCCCAGATCAAGACGGCCTACGAAGCCGAACTAGACACGAACGCTTATACCGATGCCGAGAAAAGTAAGCTCGCTGGGGTAGCCGCAGGCGCTGAGGTCAATGTGGTTGACAGCGTAAACACGCAGACTGGTGCAGTTGTTCTGGATGCTGACGACATTTCCGACACGGCCACCATAAACAAATTCACCACGGCGGCTGAGGCCAGTAAACTCGCTGGTAT